ATAAAACATATTTTAAACAATGTGTTGTATTTTTTATTTTGGCGGAAACGGCGATGAGGAATGTGGATGACGGCGATTTGCGCGCGCTGCGGCATCTTTTGCCGGCGAGCGTGGCGCAGATGGCGCAGGTGGCCGGCTGGGATGCGGTGCTGCGTTTGGTGTCGCGTTTTGGCGGCGCGAATTTTCCGGTGGGAAAAAACAGCACGGCGGCGGGCAGGCGGCTGCATGAGCGGCTGGCGGAGGAAATCGGCGAGGAGGCGGCCTTGCGCTTGGGGCGGGCATATGGTGCGCAGCGGTATTTGTGGCTGCCCAAATGTGATGCCGTGCTGCGCGAGCTGCGCGACCGTGCCATCCGGCGCGGCTTCGACCGGATGACGGGCGAGGGGATGGGGGCGCATGAGGCGGCCGCGCTTTTGGCTTTGGAACACAATCTGACGCAGCGGCGGGTGTGGGACGTATTGAAAAAAACCGACAACACGCAACTGCCTTTGTTTGGAGATATGGAAGATGCACGATAAGGATACATACACGCGGCTGCGCCGGCTGTATATCAACGGGGCGACGCTGGACGAGGCTGCGGCCGAATGCGGCATGGGGCTGCGCACGGCGGAGCGGCGCAAGGCCGAGGCCAGGGACTCGGGCGACAACTGGGACATGGCGCGGGCGGCGGCAACGCTGACTGGTGCGGAAACGGTGGCGCAAAGCATTCTGCGCGGGATGATGCGCCAATACGAGCAGGCGGCGGGCGATTTGGAGGCGGATACGTCGCTGTCGGCGGTGGAGCGGGTGGACGCGCTGGCGACGCTGGCCGATGCGCTGGTGAAAACAGTGGCGGCCAACAAGCGTTTGATGCCGGAAACATCCGAGCTGGCCACTGCATTGAAGGTGCTGGAAATGCTGTATGCCTTCGTGCGCGAAAAACATCCCGCACACCTGCCTGCCTTTGCCGAAATCATCGAACCCTTCGGCGCACAGTTGGAGCGGGAATTTAAGTAGGCCGTCTGAAAACGGCAGGATGTTTTTAACTTTGAAAGGAATCAGGATGTCTGATTACGCGCCCGCCGTTCCGGACAGCTATCTGTCCAAAGCCACACCGAAAAACAAAGAAGCCGAGAGCCAATAGCAAAAAAAAACGAGCAAAACTTTTTTCATCATGAAATCCAAAGGCTTTTTAAAAAACCTTGCCGCGCTGGCGGCCGACCTGCGCCGCAGCATCGAGGCGGAGGTGGAGGGCTTCGACGCTTCGCCCGCTGCGGTGGCACAGCGGCGCAAAAAGGTGTTCGACCCGGTGCACGGTTATGAGTATTTCGTAAACCATTATTTCCCGCACTATACCCGTTCGCCGCACAAGTCGCAGCTTCACGAGTATCTGTTTGAGAGCCTGCCCGCCGTTTTGAGCCATCCGCAAAACCAAACGCTGGCCTTGGCCGCGCCGAGGGGCGAGGCAAAATCAACCATGGTGTCGCGCCTGTTTTCCTTGTGGTGCATCGTAACGGGGAGCAAACACTACATTGTTCTGATTATGGACAGCATCGACCAGGCTTACCCGATTTTGGAATCCATCAAGGCCGAACTGGAAGCCAACCCGCGCTTGAAAACCGATTTCCCCGAAGCCTGCGGGCAGGGGCGCGTGTGGCAGGCGGCTACGGCGGTTACGGCCAACGGCATCAAGCTAGAAGCGGCCGGCAGCGGCAAACGCCTGCGCGGACGCACGCACGGTGCATACCGCCCCGACCTTGTGATTCTCGACGACATCGAAAACGACGAAGCGGTGCGCAATCCCGCGCAGCGCGACAAGCTTGAAGACTGGCTGAAACAGTCGGTGTTGCAGCTCGGCGGCGTGGGGCAGAAGTTCGACGTGGTGTATATCGGCACGATTCTGCACTACGACAGCGTGTTAAACCGCACCTTGAACAACCCGATATGGCATTCGGCGCGTTTCAAGGCGATGATTGAATGGCCGGACAATATGGATTTGTGGCAGGAATGGGAAACCATTTTGTGCAACAACGGCAAGGCGGGCGAGGCGATGGCGCAGGCCTTTTACGAGGCGCACCAAGCCGAGATGATGGCGGGCGCGCAAACCTCTTGGGCGGCGCGGGGCGTGTTGGATTTGATGAAAATCCGCGCCCGCGACGGCCACGCGGCCTTTGATTCGGAGCTGCAAAACGACCCCGTGAGCGGCGAAGACGCGGTGTTTGCCAATATTTTGGACAACTGCTTTTACAGGCCGTCTGAAATTCCGCCCGACGCGGTGCGCTTCGGCGCACTCGACCCCTCTTTGGGCAAAGCGGGCGCGGGGCGCGATCCGTCGGCCATTCTGGTGGGTTCGTTCTGCCGCGAAACGGGTGTGCTGTATGTGGAAGTCGCCCAAATCAAAAAACGCCTGCCCGATCTGATTATCGAAGATGTGATTGCCTTGCAGAAAAAGTACGGTTGTCAGGTGTGGGCGGTGGAAACGGTGCAGTTTCAGGAGTTTTTAAAAACCGAGCTGGTGCGGCGCGGCGCAGAGCGGGGCATACCCGTGCCGGCGCGGGGCGTGAAGCCCAATGCCGACAAGCTCTTGCGCATCGAGAGTTTGCAGCCGCACATTGCCAACGGCCTAATCAAATTCGACAAAAACCACACCGCGCTGCTCGACCAGTTGCGCCACTTCCCAAAAGCCCCGCACGACGACGGCCCCGACGCGCTGCATATGCTGTGGATACTGGCCTCAAACGGCATTCGCCAGCAGGCCACGCGCCGCGCCATCGATCTGCCGCCGCCTTCTTTGAGTATTTAGTAAAAACGGGTCAAGACCCCATGGAGCAAACTATGTTTTGGCAAAAGAAAAAACAGGCAAAAGCCTTCAAGCAGGAATTGAAAACGCTGGTGGCCGATACTGCCTACGCGCTGGACGCGTTTTCCGCCGAAAGCAGCGACGAGCTGCTCGACCGGCTGCAACTGTCCCGCGCCGAGGCCTATTCCGCCGTGTCCTCCGACGACGAGGTAGAAAGCTGCAAGGAAGACCTGCGCACGGCGATGACGGCCAGCGGCTGGCGGCTGTACGGCGAGGGAACGGACGACGCGCAGACCGACCGCATCTACCGCTGCATCCGCCGCCATCTGGGCGCGTTTGTGGAGCTGGTTTTAACCGCGCGGCTCAACGGCTATGCGGTAGGCCGCTATGTGTGGAAGGTAGAAGAAGACGGCTTTATCACGCTGGACAAGGTGCGCGACCGCCGCGACGAGCTGGAAAAATACGTCCCGCAGCGCGACGGCGGGCTGAAATACCGTGGCGAAAACGGCGAAGAGCTTGTTGATACCAATGTGCTGCATCTGTTTCTCGCCAACAAGCCCACGGCGAAAAACCCAGCCGGCGAAATGACCGTGGCGCGGCTCTATCCCGCCGTCGCCCTGCGCAAACAGGGCATCCAATACGCCTACCAGTTTATCAAACGCTACGGCCAGCCCTATCTGGTGGGCAGATATGCCAACGCGCTGGATGACAATGTGAAGACGGTGTACGGCCTGATAAACGGCGGCGCGGCCACGCTCTCGTCCGAAGACAGCATCGAGATGCTTACCAACCCCGCCACGGGATCGGCATTCGGCGAAATCGAAAAGCTGGCCAACGCCCGCATCCAAAAGCTGCTTTTGGGCAAGGTCAAAACCTCCGAACTCAACAGTGGCAGCCGTTCGGCGCAGCAGATTGAGGAAAACGCCCGCCAAGACCGCATCGAGGCCTATCTGACCCTGCTCTCGCTGGCCGTGCAGCACGCGGTGGACGCGCTGCTTATGGTTAATGCCCAATGGGGCGTGCCCGTGAAACACCAAGGCGGGCTGTGGTTTGAGTTCAACGAAGAAATCAAAGTGGACAAGGCGCGGGCGGAGCGCGACAAAATCTACGCCGACATAGGGCAGCTTCGTTTTACCGAGGAATATTACGAAAAAGTGCTGGGCTTCGAGCCTGAACACTACGAATTGGCACAAAACCCGCAGAGGCCGTCTGAAAACCGCGCCCTGTCCGCCCGCTTTTCCGATACGGGCGTTTCAGACGGCCTTTCCGCCGCCGAAGCCGCCGACCGCGCCATCATGCAGCCGAAAGTGGCCGCCATCCTGTCCGCCCTGGCCGAAGCCGACGGCTACGCGGCCTTTCAGACGGCCTTAAACCAAATGGATTTGTCGGAAAACGATTTGCTGCTGGTGGACAAGCTGGTGGGCGAGTCCGTCCGCGCCTTTGCCGAGGGGCAGAATGAATGACGGCTGCGACGACAACTGACGGATGGGACGGCAATGGCTGAGCAAATCCGCTTCAACACCTTAATCGACCGCGCCGCGTTCGACTTTCTCAAAAGCAAAAAGCTGCTGCCGGGTTTTTCCCATTACGACGTATGGCTGTACGAACACGCCGTGGCCTTTACCGTGGCGAAAATGATGGACAAGGACATGCTGGCCGAAACGAAAGCGGCGGTAGAGGTGGCAATTGCCAACGGCACAGGCTGGCACACCTTCCAAAAGCAGCTCAAACCCTATCTGATGGCACGCGGCTGGTGGGGCGAATCCGTCATGCTCGACCCTGTGGACGGCGCGGCAAAAACCGTACGGCTGGGCAGCACCCGCCGCCTGCGCACCATCTTTCACACCAACTTCCACACCGCCCACGCGGCGGGGCGGTGGGTGCGCGTGCAGGCGGCCAAAGAGGAGCTTCCCTACCTCAAATACCTGCCCAGCGTGGCGGGCGAACGGCGCGAGGCGCACAAGCGTTACTACAACCTCATCCTGCCCGTAGAGCATGAATTGTGGAAACAGATTTTTCCGCCCAACGGCTACGGCTGCCTGTGCGGCGTAATCCAGCTTAGCGAAAAACAGGCCCTGCGCGAACGCAGGGAGGACATCGGAAAAAATCCCGCAGCCTTTACCCCCGAACAAATCGAAAACAGCAAACAAGGCCGCCTGGACGACAAACCCGACATTAAGATGGTGGAGGCCGTCAATCCGCGCACAGGGCAGGTGGTGCGCATCCCCGCCGACATTACCCCGAGCTTCGCCCACAACCACGGCGACAGACTGGGCGCGTTGCAGGCTCTGTTCGGGCAGAAACACGGCAATGATGCGGTGGAAAAAATGATTGCCGAACGGGAAGCCTATCTGTCCGGCAAGGTGTATTTCACGGGTTTGAACACCGTAAACCTGTACAAAGCCCCGCCCGAAAAAGAAGTGGCGCGGCTGGATAAAGACGCGTCGGGCAACAGCCGCCGCCACGAGGCCGAAACGGCGGCGCAATGGCAGCAGGCGCACGGCGTGCGGCTCGAGCCTTACGATTTGGAAAAAGCGGGCGGAAAACCCGACTTCCTCATTGCCGACCAAGACCTGCCGCGCAGCCAGTGGCAGACCATCGATTTTATGTTTACCGAAGACCCCGGCAACGAGTTCAAAATCGGCAAGTTCAACCAATATTTCGCTGATACGGCGAGTCATTGGACAGACCAAGTCAAACAAATACAGAAGCACTTGGCAAAAGCTGACATAGTGCCGCTGGATTTGCGCCGCCTCAATGCCTTGAACAGGGCGAAAGTCCTCGGCTATGTGTTATCATTGCCGCAGGAACAACAAGATAAGATTTACATTATTTTAGGGAAATGAAATGAGCGCACCAGATTACCTGTTTATACGCCATGATAACGGCGAAATGGTAGACTGCTTTATACCGAATAAGTTGTCAGACCCGCTGTTTGACTACATGCAGCCGCGTATGTTTGAAGTTGCCCCAGAAGATGCTGACCCGTTTCAGGGGCAGTTCTTCGGTGGCGTATTGTCCATTACCTCGGTCCCCGCCTCCCGCTACATGGCCGTGTACGACCTCATCATGGAAGCCTGCGACAACGTGGAGCAATTGAAACCGTGCAAGGCGGATTTGCAGAAGGCCTTGCAGGATGACCCGAGGTATCAGGCCGTCTGAAAACCGATAAAACAAAAGCCCGCTTTGTACAAGGGCGGGCTTTTGTTTAGCTTTCATTTTGCCATTTTTCGGCAAGCCATTGAAATTCGGCAAACAGTTTTGGGCGGCATTCCCGCTTGCGCAGGGCTTGTATGTAAATGTTCAATATCTGCCAGTCGGCAATAATCAGGGAGCGTTTCATCCGTTTGTATATCTGCTCGTCGAATGCGTCTTCGCGTATGCCCGCAGCCATAAATTCGTAGTTGTTCAGAATGTCGAGAATGGCGTGGTTACACTCTTCGTTTTCCAACAGCGGCGCACTGCCGATGGCATCAAAGTTGGTATTTGCCTGTTTGAGTTTGGCATAAACGCGGCGCGAACGGATGAGGTTGTCGTCTTTACGGTCGGCCATCACCGCATCTATCGTTGCCCGCTGTTTCCACTGAATGTCGTTGCTGACATGCTGTTTGCGCAGGGCTTTGATTTGCCATCCGGCAAAGACCGCCGATGCAACAATGGCTACTGTTTGTAACCAGTAGCCAAGGGGTTGCCCGAGTATTTGATATTCGGCCATGGTTTAGAAATCCCAGCCTTCCAAGTAAATTTTTCCCATGATTTGAACTCCTTTTGTCTAAGGTTAATCGGATAATTTCAGCAATTCCAGCTTTCGGAATAGGCTTTGTTCATTTGCTGCCTCCTTTCTGCCTCATGCGATGCAGGGGGTGTCGTAAATTTAACAGCTAGAATTTGATTTTTCAACTTTTAAACATCCGTTTTTCAACTTTTTTACCCCCCATGCCGTTTCTTCCGTCAAAAAACCCCCTTAAAACGCCGTTTTCGCGCATCTTGCCGAAACGGCGTTTTCAGTTGTGCGGTTTCTCCGCAACCGCAACCATGATGAGTACGGTTGGAGTGATTTGCAGTGAAGCGGCGCAGCCTGTCCGCGCCCGCACCCGCCGCGATAATGGCGGCATGAACACCAATACCCCCACCATCGAACTGCGCCTTTCCGAAGGCGCACCGTGGCAGCTTGCCCCTCTTGAAGAAGCGACGCAGCCGCGCCGCTTCTCCGGCATTGCCCACAGCGGCAAACCGTTCGGCTCGGGCATGTGGAAAACGGTTATGGACTTCGAGGGCATCCGCCTGAAAGACAAAACCGCCGTCCTCATCGACCACGACGGCCGCCAGCGGGCGGGCGTGTGCACGCTTTCCGTCGTTTCAGACGGCCTCAAAGCCGAGGGCGTGCTTTTGGACAACGAATACGGGCAGGCCGTGGCGCGGGAGTCCGATGCGGGCTTTCCGTGGGAAATGTCGGTATATGTCCAAGCCGGGCGCGTGGAGGAGCTGCCTGTCGGCGCATCCGCCACCGTCAACGGCCATACCCTTGCCGGCCCGATGCTGGTTATGCGCGGGTGCACCATCCGCGAAGTGTCGTTTACCGCCGTGGGCGTGGACGGCAACACCCATGCCGCCGCCCTGAGCGGCCTCATCCCCGAATCCCCAAACCAAGCAGGAAAGGACTGCAAAATGTCTATGACACCCGAAGAAAAGGCGGAGTTTGACCAACTCAAAGCCGACAAGGCCGTTTTGGAGCAAGAGTTGGCCGATTTGAAAAAACGCAAGAAAAAAGCCGACGTTGACGGCAAGCTGTCCGCCGCCGGCTTCAAACAGGGGGAAGACGGCAAGTTTTCCGGCCTATCCGATGCCACCTACGCCATGCTGCTCTCGGCAGACGACAACACCCTGTCAGCCGTGATTGCCGACATCGCCCCCAAAGCGGAAGCGAAACCCGAAATCCCCGAAGCCTTGTTGTCCGACAAACAGGGCGGCCAAGAGCCGGAGGCGGGCGTGAAACTGTCCGCCGCCACCGGAGAAAGCTCGTTCAGCAAAGGAAAACAGTATGTCTAATAAAGTGGAAACCCTAGGCCCGGTTATCGGCGCGTTTTTGAAATACGAAGCCACGCCGCTGACCCGCGTGGCGGCCACCGCCGCCAAAGGCACCAAGGCCGGCACGTTTGTGGACGCGCCGCTGCGCGACGGCAAAAAGCTGCTGGCACTGACCGACGAAGACGGCGGCAAGGTGCTGGTACAGCCGCACAACTGCGTGATTGACCTGTCGCTGGTCAAAGCCGCCGACGTGAACGCGGCCGCTTCCACCGGCGGCAATCTCGAAGGCCTGAAAAAAGACGGCGACCCCTACGGTATCGTCTATCAAGGCACGCCGCAGGCCTAAGCATCAGGCCGTCTGAAAACGGGCTTCCGCCTTCGCGGGCGGCGGCGTTTGAGTTTTCAGACGGCCTCCCATCCCCGAACACACAAAGGAAAACCCATGCTGTCCAGCGAAAGCAAATTCGGCGTACGCGCCCTGACCGACGGGATCAACCGCCTGCCGGTTACCCCCACCCAAATCCGCGATCTCGGCCTGTTCCAATCGCGCTACCTGACAACCACCTATGTGGACGTGGAAGCGCAGGAAGGCACCCTGAAAATCATCCAAAGCCGCCCGCGCGGCACGGAAGGCGAGGGCATCCCCGCCAAAACCCGCAACATCCGCACCTTCAAAA